CATCTTGTTCTATGACTCAGAATTTGGTGCGCCAGCTGGATACTTCCAGAGTTTTGGTATTGACACCGACCGTGTGATTCACACACCCATCACAGACATTGAACAACTGAAGCATGATATGATGTCACAAATCAACAACATTGAACGTGGCGAGCATGTCATCATCATTGTGGATTCCATTGGTAACTTGGCATCACGAAAAGAAGTGGAAGATGCCTTGGATGGCAAGAGCGTGGCAGACATGACTCGCGCCAAGCAGTTGAAAAGCTTGTTCAGAATGACCACACCTCATTTGACCATCAAGGACATTCCCATGGTGGTGGTGAATCACACCTACAAGGAAATTGGGATGTTCCCCAAGGACATCGTGTCAGGTGGCACAGGCATCTACTACTCGGCTGACAACATCTTCATCATTGGTCGTCAACAGGAAAAGGATGCTGACGGCTTAACGGGTTACAATTTCATCATCAATGTGGAGAAGTCTCGCTTTGTTCGTGAGAAGAGCAAGATTCCTGTTGAGGTGTCTTTCGAGGGTGGCATCAGCACCTGGTCTGGCCTTCTGGACGTGGCGTTGGAATCAGGACACGTGGTGAAGCCACAGAATGGATGGTATCAGAAGAAGGGTGAGGAGAAGAAGTATCGTGTCAATGACACCTACGCCAAGGAGTTCTGGATGCCCATCTTAAAGGATGTATCCTTTCAGGACTGGATCAAAGAAAACTACGCCATTTCTAACGCATCTCTGGTGGCGGAATTCACAAATGAGATGGTTAATGAGGAGTATGATAATGTCTAACTATAAAATACATTCCAATAACAAATATTCTGAAATTGAATCTGACCACTTCATTGAAATTACTGAAGGTGGTTTTGAAGGTGTTCATTTCAATTTTGGAAAAATTGAATTTGTAGGAGAGGATGAACAGGGTAATGGTAAAATCAATTACGACTATAATCTATTGTATATACCTGATACAATTATACTTGACATGGATCGTCCATTGTTGGAACGAGAACTAGGCAATATACTACAAACTATACTTGAAACCTTGGTACCTAAAAATGAAACTGGAACTGGTGATACTGAATCAACTGATGAAGGACGAGGACTATCTCCGGAGAGTGTTACCCTTTCTGAAGGATGAGTACTTCACGGACTGGTCTGAACGACGAGTCTTTCAGCATGTAAAAAACTTTGTCGAGGAGTATAACAATTCCCCTAGCAACGAGGCGTTGCAAATTTCTCTACAAAATGACAAGAATTTGACCGAAGAAGAATTTTCTAAAATTTCCGAAATTATAAATAAATTTGGTACTCCGCAGCCTAATAAACAGTGGATTTTAGATGAAACCGAGAAGTTTTGCAAAGACAAGGCGGTGTATAATGCAATTGTACAATCCATTCAAATCATTGATGGCAAGGACAAGAAGTTCACTAGTGAAGCCATTCCAGAAATTCTTAAAGATGCCCTCGGCGTCAGCTTTGATAATAGTGTGGGCCACGACTATCTTTTGGATAGTGATGATAGGTATGAGTATTATCACAGGTTAGAAGAACGTATTCCGTTTGATTTGGAATTTTTCAATAAAATCACAAAAGGCGGATTACCTAACAAGACATTGAACATCGCCTTGGCTGGCACAGGCGTAGGTAAAAGTTTGTTCATGTGTCACATGGCAGCCAATTGTCTGTCACAGGGTAAGAACGTGTTATACATCACCATGGAAATGGCAGAAGAAAGAATTGCCGAACGTATTGACGCCAATCTGATGAACGTCACCATGGATGATTTGAAGAATCTTCCCAAACAGATGTTTGATGATAGAATCACTCGTATCAAAAACAAGACAGAAGGACAACTTATCATCAAGGAATATCCTACAGCATCAGCACACACAGGACATTTCAGAGCTTTGCTGAATGAGCTGAGTTTGAAAAAGGAATTTCGTCCTGACATCATTTTCATTGACTATCTGAACATCTGTGCCAGTAGCCGATTCAAGATGTCAGGCAGTGTGAACAGCTACATCTACATCAAGGGTATCGCAGAAGAACTTCGTGGCTTGGCTGTGGAATTCAATGTCCCCATTGTGTCAGCCACACAGACAACCAGAACAGGTTATTCCAATAGTGATGTGGAACTGACTGATACATCAGAGTCTTTTGGTTTGCCGGCAACAGCAGACTTCATGTTTGCTTTGATTTCTACAGAGGATTTACAGAAATTGGACCAAATCATGATTAAGCAACTAAAGAACAGATATGCTGATCCTAATCATCACAAGAGATTTGTGGTGGGAGTGGACAGAGCCAAAATGAAACTGTTTGATTTGGATATGACAGCACAAAAATCCATATTGAAATCTGATGCTCTCACACCCCCTGACACGAAACCACATTTTGTGACATCCAAAACCTTCTCTAGAAACTTTGAAAACATTAAAATATAAATATGGGGAAGTGGTCTTAATCCAGGGGGAACTATGTACTTGGCAAGTAAGCTACACAAAGAAATTGAGAAACACCTTTCTGCACAAGAAGTAATTGGGCGGGAATTTACATATGGTCAAATTAGTAGACGTTTGAATCAAATCCTTCGACCACTTAAGGCCCGGGGGAAAATTGTTCGAGATGTAAAGTTGAAGAACAAGCCCAACAGCTCTCGACAATACTATTCTTTCTCCGGATATTACGATACCGGAAAAAAGAAAAATGCCATAATGATTAAAATTCATTTTGCATCAAACAGAAAAACGTTTACATTTACCAGAGCCAGATATAATGGATTTATATTCATGTTGTCACAAATCATACAACATGAATTCATCCATGCAAGTCAATTTGCTTTTCGTCCTGAACAAGCTGAACGAAAAGTGAAGGTGTATCATTCAGACAAGATTTCAAAAAAACGATTGAATGAAATAGAATATCTTCGAGAATGGTGTGAAATTGAAGCCTATGCTCATGATATTGCCATGGAAGTGAACTATTATTATGGTAACATGAATCCTGGTACAGTATTGAAACATATTGATGAACGTAAACAGTTGTATAGTTACAAATGCTATCGTGATGCATTCAAGGGAACCGATTGGAGCCGATTGAAAAAATCATTAATGCGCAAAATATGGCGTTGGCTCCCCTCTGCACAGGGCCCGGCGCCTGTCTAAGTTGTTGAAAATCAAGCACTTAGCGAGGCCTTGACAAATGGTTCGTGAGGTGTTATATTTCATATAGAGGGAATACACCCTCAACTACGCCTCGCGGAGGGCCGAATCATGACGGAAAACACGATGGACCTTCTTGGAACTGCCAAGGAGATTGTTGGAAACGCTTTGAGAACCTGGGCAGATGTGGATCTGGATGAACAGGAATATCTGGACCGTCTGGCCAGCTTTGGTGAAGGTTTCTACGACCTCTCTCGGTTCCATGAAGTGGTAAATAGAAGTGGTGAAACTGATGTGGTTGGGTCTTGACAACCGGTAGTAATGGTGTTATCTTTAAGTTGTAGGTGAAAACTCTAACTTTCTCAGGAGGCAACATTATGCGTAATTCGGACAAGGTCAATTTCATTGGGTTCTCAACCGGTGGTAAGGGTTGCAACGGTACAAAGGTTCGGTTTGCCGTTGAGCAGGTTCGTCGTAGCAAGGTGCTTCAGAAGATTGGCGCCACGAACATCATCTGGCATGCACTTCCCCAGGCCATGACCAAGGCTGAGGCTGTTCAGTATCTTCAGAAGCAGACCACAGCTCTTAATCTAGACAAGGTTCAGCAGGATGCCATTGTCAAGGCTACGAGTCGGCTTATCCCTAAGACCACTAAGGTGAAGACCGCCAAGGTGTCAAAGAACAAGACCACGAAGTAATATAAACAGGGTTTACGGTCATCCCAGACTTTGGTCTAAAAACCGTTTTATTATATTCATCAGGTTAAACGCCACCATCTGATGAATTCTGAATGTGTGGCATAATTAGGAGAAATATCATGACACAGAATGAGCAGCTTATCAAGTTCCTTTCCACCGGTCGTTCCCTTACCGCAGCTCAGGCTCGGAGCCGTTTCGGCATTCGTAACCTTCGTGCACGTGTAAACGACCTTCGTAATGACGGTTTCTGCGTCTACACGAACCGTAACACAACTGGTACCAGCTATCGCATGGGAACCCCTTCACGGGCCATCGTAGCCGCTGCCTATCGTCGCGCTGGTAGCACTGTTTTCTCACGCTAATTAGCGCATGGAGACGGCATTGGGCATCATTGCCAAGCAAATTCTTGGCGGAGTTTTTACTTACATGATGCTCATGCCCTCCAAATTTTTCAAGAAGGTGGATCAGGTGGTTCTTGAAGAACCAGTTACAGAAGAAATGCCAGTGTTCACAGGTGCCAGAATCATATATAATCATGGAGATTCAATGGAACAGATTGAACGTGATGAGCACATTCTCAATAACATGAGAGCGATGGTGAAAAAGTCCAAAAAGAAATTTGTCAGACAGCTTTGGACCATTAAGTTGGCAGAGTTTGAACGTGAGTTACGTTTCAAGCGTCAACAATACTATCCTGGAGAATAAAGTGCAAGAACTCGAATTTGTCAGGAAACTGGGTGAGCGGTTGTCTGATGAGTATGAGATAAATTGGGAACATTGGACAGACAAAGACGCCACACGATTGACCACTGAATTATCTAGAGCTTTGCCTGTATATGAACAGATGTTCATGGATTTCAAGCAAGGATTAGATGATGACCATGATGACGTTGATACAGAAGAAAATGTTGAGAGATTGGCAGATATTCTAGAAAATCTTGTGTCTGGTTATGTGATTCAACATCTTCTGGATAGAAAACAAAAAGTTGAGGATTTGATTTCCAGTATATAAGTATAAATAGTAGTATCTTTGTACTCTTATACTAGAAATATGGCTGGCACTGGAAAGAAAAATACACATCTAGAACACCTAGAAGATGACATCATCAATCTAGGTTACAAAGGCGCCCAACAATCCATAGCGTTTGTTGAGGCGCTTTTCCAGCTGTTCTCAGGTAATGCACAGCGTTCAGTTGACATCACCGTGAAGTGGGATGGAGCTCCTGCCATTGTGGCAGGACAAGACCCGGAAACCAAATTGTTTTTCGTGGCTACAAAACATGCTGCTTTTGCCAAGAACATGAAACTGTGTTTCAATGAAGAAATGGTTGATTTGTATCATGACGGAGGCTTGGCTGACACATTGAAAACCGTGTTTCGTGAATTACAACCTCTGGGAATGAAGGACATCTTGCAAGGGGATGTGATGTTCACACCCAAAACCAAGAAAAATCAGACCATTGATGATGTGAATTATGTGACATTTAAACCCAACACCATCATGTATGCTGTTCCTGTTGAGGATCCATTAGGAAAAAAGATACTAGAATCCAATCTTGGAATTGTGTTTCATACTAAATATTCAGGAAGAGGTCCGGTGAACAGTTTATCGGCATCTTTTGGTGTTAATGTAGCAAAGCTAAAATCTAAAACCGCCTGGATTGAGGATGCAACTTACAAGGATCTATCTGGTAAGATTACGCTGACGGCACAGGAATCTCGAACGGTTAGTTCAAAATTAGCGTCTGCTAAAAATAATGCCATTGCAGCGAGAACATTTCTAGATGAATTGTCAAAACAGAATGTGGACCTGACTGTTGGGTATATGTTCAAGATATATGTGAACAGTTTGGTTCGTGCAGGAACACCAATAACGCAGCGAAGTCTCGCTGGGTTAGAAACCTTTATTGTTGACCGGATTTCTAAAAAGGAAGCTGGTGTGAAAACAGGAAAGGCAAAAGAGCGTTATGCTGGATTGATAAAAGAAATACGTGATTATCTTCGTAAGAACAGTGGCAATCTTCGCACCATGTTTTCGTTGTATGTGGATTTGTTGACATTGAAAAATATTTTTGTAAATAAATTAAATACCGCACAAGGTATTTCAACATTTATTGAAACAGAAAAAGGATTCAAAGCAACAGACCCTGAAGGGTATGTAGCCATTGACAACAGAGGTAATGCAGTGAAGTTGGTGAACAGAATGGAATTTTCATCAGCAAACTTCAATGCCGTGAAGGATTGGGGTGGTCCCGCAACACCCCCTGTTGAACCTGAAGGACCTTTGAAAACCATGGTGTTTGCATTTGGTAGAATGAATCCTCCAACAATAGGTCATCAAAGGTTAATCAACAAAGTGATGGAGATTGCACAACGAGAAAAAGGTGAGTATGTCATTGTGTTATCTAAAACACAAAAAGCACCTAAGGACCCGTTGGATCCTGCAACAAAACTGATGTTTGCAACAAAGATGTTTCCACGTTGTAACATTGAATTGGCAACCACGGAGATGCCAACATTCTTTGGTTGGTTGAAGAAATTCTATCAAGAAAAGTATGACAAGGTCATCATGGTGGCAGGGTCTGACCGAACACAAGAATATCAATCTGCTGTGAAAAAATATAATGGGGCTGCTGACCAGTATACATTTAAAATTGTTGATGTGATGTCTGCAGGCGAGCGTGACCCAGATGCTGATGGTGCAGCAGGAATGTCTGCAAGCAAGATGCGTGAGTTTGCTAAAAATGATGATTTCAAAAATTTCAAGAAAGGTGTTCCTTCTACGATGTCTGAGAGGGACGCCAAAGCACTTATGAAGGCAGTACAAGAAGGAATGGAACAATAATTTCAACCGAGGACACACATGGATATTCAAAAGCTCAAGGGACACGTTCCCGACTCAGTAATCACACAAATTCCAGAAGTAATGGAAAAGTTTCAAATCAACACCCCACTTCGTCTTTGCCACTTTCTTGCACAATGTGGTCATGAATCAGGTAACTTCAAGGCAGTGAATGAAAATCTAAACTATGGCGCCAAGGGCTTGTTGGGATTGTTCAAGAAGTATTTCCCCACAGAAGCCAAGGCTTTGGAATACGAACGTAAGCCTGAAAAGATTGCCAACTTGATTTACGGTGGCAGAATGG